ATCTGTTGAAACAAGCAATTACATTCAGAGGCTGCTTATCATGGTGGTCAAGGGGGGGGAGGGGGGATTGAGGTTTGATCACTTTGGGAGCACTGGCAGTATGGTTCTATCGAAACATTGCTCGAGATCCAATTGTTGTCCAATACTAATACCAAAGCTCTCTTGAAACGAACGCCTGGCGGCAGCGGTGACAGGCAGGGCATGTTTTGAAGTTTTGTCAACACGCATGTCCATATAATCATCAAACAGTGCTTGAGAAAATTGTCCATTCGCGGATCTGATTAACATCTGGGAATAAGCCTGCAATACGGGGAATCCCCCATTACATGCTAGCTCACCCATGCCAATTGATCCTAACAGCTTCAACCATCCACGACCATTGAGATTCTTAGTAGTATACGCGGCACGGGACATCACACGGTACGGATTTCTAACCATTCGCCAAGATCCGAAAATGAAACATGGGGAGCATTGACAAAAGGAAACTCGTGAGAATTCCGATTCCAGCTCAACCTTCAATTTCATTCCTACCTTGAGGAAGAAATCCATATCCAACTTTGATATGTCCTCCGCTTCAACTATCATTACTCCGTCATCACCATTTATCAGTTTAGCATGCTTAACATCTCTGAGCCAATAACTCATCAATTCATCATTAATAAGAGAATCGCCCAGTGATGTATTATACTCTCCTGACATCATGGTGCCATCTATTTTCCATTTCGTTCCAGCAATTGATTCCACTATATTATGTTCTTGAACCCGTAGTAGTCTACGAAATTCCACATCCGGATTGAATCTTCTATAAAAGGACCATTCTAACATTTCCCGCATTTTAAGGCGTAAATGTGCGTCCATTTTTGAATAATCACACATAATATATATAGGGTGTGCAAATTGCTGCGATTTACGATATAGATTGTTCGCCACTTGCCAAGAGGTCATACCTTTGGCAAATGTCCGCTGGTGGAGTTTAAGCCATCGTCCAGTCTCATCATGAGAGAATATATAATGCTCAATTGGACGCAGATAACGAGCTAAGTTATATGTAAACTCAGGACGTCGAAACTGTATCAAACGAGCAGCCTTATTCCTCAAATCTTCCGACGTCCCATCAAGTGTGTAAGCTGGCCACTTCTCAAACTTGACAAACGCCTTGACTTTTTCCCATCGTTTCTGATAACCCAATTTATTTTCATCATATGCCATGGTAACTCTTTTGCGACGCGATTGTGAAACATCTGCAATAAGTTCTTCCCATGACATTGGCTGTATTGCCGGCACGCAATATCTGCCATGATAATATTTCCTGACCTTTCCAATTAAGGCGTCATCGGCTGGTGGCAACTCTACGGCATGTCTTGCAACTATTGCAACCCACTCATTATTCTGACAAGCATAAAAACAAGTGGACACAAAATTGTCAGGCAACCATATCATTGGTACCAGTTGGGTTATATGTGATTTATGAACACATTCCATTGTTGATCTGTGGAGAAGAGTAGCGTGCTGGCCCAGCACTCCACCTAAATCAGAGCAGATTGCCTCCTCTTCCCCAACCCACCACCGTCATTCATGTTTTGGCAAGACCATGCGTGTCTGAGAAGCTAATCTCACATCTCCCCAATTCTTAATGGACGAACCAACATATCTTCGTAGCCATGGAGTTTCATGATATTTGTCACTTCCACGTAGCGTTTTGCCGGCCCACCAATAAAGGCGAGAAATCCAATCTGGGTCTTCCAAAACATATCCTTTGAGATGATCATTCATGATCCTTACCTGCCAATCCTCCTTACTTCGCATCCACTCAGCATATTCGATAGCTACTGGCGCGAGATCCATGACATGTCGTATAGCATTCTTGGTCATAATCTCTTGCTCCACTTCATTCATATCGACATTAGCTGGTAATCTGAACCAAGCTTCAGCTTTATTTTTCATTTGCTGAAGGTATTCCGTATCTTTTGGAATAGCCAACATTTTCAGACGAAGATGTGAAATAAGTCTTTCCTGTCTAGATGGAGGTCGTTCAAAATCATCTCGTAACGGTATTTGTTCCAACGGCATCATATGTGTTAAAGATGGGGAACAACCATCATCACACACTTCGGGTGTCCAGATATATCCAAGAGGCACGTAAGTAAAGAACCTACATATCTCACCAGCAAATTCAAAAC